TCCCAGAGTCAGAGAGAATTGCAGGAGCGCTGCTTCGGCAGCAGTGCCACCATCAACCGTAATTGTCTTCGTGCCGGCCGGCGCCACCGCGAGGAGTGCGGTAGACGTAAGACCGAATGAAGCTCCGACATCGCTGTCGGAGGCACTATCGCTATCGCCGAGGGTACCAAATGCATCCTCAAACCCGCTTTCGGAAAGGTAGACGTATTCGGATTGCGCATAGATCACATCGATAACGTAGTTGCCGGAGCCGTCATCAGCCACGGCATCGGCGAGAACGGATACACCTTCGAATGTCTCGAGTATAGTATTAGGTGTGCCAGTGATTTCACCGTCTTCGTCGATAATAACGACATTCAGCTCATCATTAACGATTCCACGAGCAGCGGCGAATGTGGACGTGCCGGGCAATGTCGCTCCGGCCGCATAGGTGAATAGGTCAGTGTAGGTCTGACTAGAGAAGGGACTGTCCGCATGAGCAAACTCGATCTTGATGCTGTTTCCGAAAGTGCCTGGTGTGCGAGCATAAACGGCGGCGGTCAGAACGGTATCAGAGTCGTCATTTAGTGTTTCGAAATCTGTAACCTCGCCGCTCTCGGCAGTATTAACCCCGCTGTCGCGATTGATTAGCCGGCCGGTGTCCGTTGTTCCGCCAGCCTGAGCATTCAATGCACCGGTAGGTAGAGCACGGGAAACCCAGAGGGCGTTACCATATCGCAAAAAGGAAGCAGCAGTAAAAAACGATGCAGCATCAGGCGCGTTGGGGTTCGTTGGAGCACCGAAGCGCGTAGCCAATTCTTTTTCAGAAGAAATTAGAACCGCCTCTCCGACGGGACCCTTTCTGAACTGTCCAGCGTACCCACCAATTGAGGTGGATGTTGCTGGGATGATATTGGTGCGATCGACTTCATTGGTCTGAACACCGGCGGAGACTAAAAATGACATGTTTTGTCCTTTCTTTGTGAATTATATGGTTTCTGCATAATAAGAGATTGTTCGCTATGAGGTATTTATAAGAAACGCTTTCTTCACAATTCATTCCAGGCCTGCATATTATCAGCCATCTCTTGGTAATCACTCACTGCAGGGCCATGAGTGTCAAAGAATCCCGCCGGGACAAGATCGTCATCCTCTTTCTCTGCGAAAATCAGGTCGCGTAGATTCATATTCTCGTCGTTTACAATCTCGCCGAATGCGTCTGAGGAAACGAACCACGAGAAGAGGACAAGGTTCATGACCATATCATCGTGGTTATTGCCCGTGGCGGCATATGAAGAAGCATGAACGCCGAAGGTGCCCAATTCAGCGATGGTATCCTTATCGCACACGAGCAATTTGTTCATCTCAATCAGGTCCTTCATGTTAGAACACCCGACTCTTTTAATCTTCTTCGTCATCGTGACACCGATTCCACCCCTCTTGATCGATGATTCCACGAAAGTATTCTCATATTCGTGATCATAGTAGACTGCATTGCAGACGACCTGTCCTGCATCATTGCTTTCAATCAGAAGGACAGCATCGTTGTATGCCGTACACATGCTGACGATCGTATCAGGGAAAATGAGAGGTGAGACGAGATTGCTACGATATGTGGCGACTTGCTCGAAAGGCCGTGTGGATACGTCGATAATCGTGAGCGTAGAATAATCCTGCCCTCGTCCACGAGAGACATCAACCGCAGCAACGTACTGATGGCCTTCAAGCGGATCTTTATAGAAGCGCATGTTCTCGTGTTTCTTGATTGGTTCAAGGGAAACCAACTCCAGAAGCTTGCTTGAATTAATGAGCGAATCTGACGCGCCTTGGAAGTCATTGCCGTATTCCTGAGCGAACTGCAATTCAGATGTATTCTGAATTGTCATCTTCTTCCACTCTTCATCTCTGCCTGGGACATCCCACCAATCGATGCGAAAGTGCTTGAACATGTTAGTGCCCTTGATCGCTCCTTCATATAGGTTGTAGAACATATTGCCTATGCCATTCGCCGTAGAGGTGATGATGACTTTCGTGTCCTCACCAGATGAAATTACAGGATACGTGGAGGTGTAGAAGTCAGCAGCCTTTTCAATGAAAGCGAACTCATCAAGGAAAATAAGATTGCATGAGAGTCCACGAATTGAGTTACTCGTGGTGGATGCGGCTAGAATCTCAGAGTTGTTGGAGAATATGATGTTACCCTTATTCAGCGTGGTACAACCAGGCTGCAGAAAGAATGGAATGTTCTCAAGGGCCAGGGTGATACGTGAAAGCATCTCACGGGCGATTGCACCCTTATTCGCCAAGACAGCAATCTTTTTCTCTGAATGGAATAGCGCATACCAGAGAATGTACCCCACTGAGCTGATCGATTTACCACTCTGACGACATGCAAGAATGACGCTAAATCGATTTTCATTGAAGTGCCGGAAGAGCTTTCGCTGATAATGATAGGGTTTGAATTTCACCAAACCTTTGTCGAGGTTGATGATCTTCATATAGTTCTCAACAAAGTACACCGGATCTTCAGTGCACTTGATATACTCGGTCAGCTCATATTCTGTGAACACTTGCTGAACGCCATCGCGCTTGACTTGTGGGTTCCCATTGTAGTAGTTGACCTTAACCATATTTTACTTATGGCTCTTCCACGATGTCAACGATTGCCTCGCTTTTCTTCTTGTCAGCAAGGAATCTCTGAAGTTCTGCAGTCGATCCAACAAACACAGCCTGATTAATCTGATCACCATTGATGATAGCTGACTCTCCCGGCACAGAATTATCGTGAAGTGTCTGCCGGCTCTCCTGAAGTTTCATTAGATCGCGAATCATTTCTGATCGATGCTTCATCATTCCCGACAGAACTTCATATGCTCTGGGGTGTTCCATCTCAGAAGCAACTCCTCGCATGGCATCGATATCCTTATTGGATTGTTCGATCAATCCCTTCAGCGCGAGACGAGAGAATTTGTAATCCTCTTCGGTATCTTGAACGAAGCTATCCGGGAGATCCGTCTTCTGGACGGGGACGATTGGCGCCACTGGCATATGCTTAGCCAGACTTTCCGCGATTTCTTCTTGTGTCTTCTTCTTTTTCATGCTTCGCTAGATGTACTTAGTGCTGTACTACTCGAAAGCGTGAGTATATTCCCTCGGCTTAACCAGAACGTCGGGACGAATTTGGGATCAAAGACTACGATCTGAATCGTGGAGAGGATAATGCTTGTCGAAAAAAGGCTTCCACTAATGCGGTTTGTGGGGTCAAGTCCAGCTGTCGTAATTACGCCGGTCTGATTTAGATTGCTCTTGATCATTAGGAGTCCTCATCATTCGTGCTGTTGAATGTTATCACCGCCTCGTCAGCCGAGTCGGGCACGATAGAGATTTCACTAAAGAACTGATCGCGACTAGTGAAGTCCATGAAGTCAACATCGACGTCAGTGATCACACCCTGTGTCTTCGTTTCGCCAGTGAAACGTGTCTTCACGGTGAATGACAGAGTCCAAATTATGATTCCACGAGATGCAAAGTCACCTTCATAGGTTATCTCGGGCGTGATATCAGTGAGGATAACTGGCACATCGGTGCGGGATCCCGCGCCCTCAAGATCTTTCAGGGAAAGTGTATACTCAGGAGCAAACGTCGGGAGGATTTGCTCGACGATCTGCAGGGCGTCATCCTGATTTTTAGCCACAACGCTCAGCGTGATGCTGATGTCATAGGGGACGCTCTGAAATACTCTGGTCGCAGAAGTATCGCCAACGACGATCTTCTTCTTATTCATCCGATTCAAGGCACTGTTGGTATCAAAGCTGATGCCCGTAATCTCGAAGGACATTCTGGGAAGCTTGATTGCAACCCGCTGCTCTTCCGTCTTCGTGATCTCATCCAAGCGTGCCAGGAACTTTTGCCGAGGCGCATAAGAGAACGGGACGCGCGTCTGATTCAACACAGCACCTGCGGCGGTTTGCCTTCGGACGATGATGTTATTGAAGAGAGTGCCAAACGCTCCGATGGTGCGCTTTATCGTTTTATTGTAGAAATAATCGGCCAACATAGTTTATTCTCCCCAAACGTTTGCATCCCCGAAAGGGTTTGTCTCAGAGAAATCAATCCAAGAATTGCCATCACTCTCGAACCCATCGTTTTGTGCGAGAGGATCTTGGTCAAAGACGATGTCATCGACAGCAGTGATCGGCGAAGTAATTCCGCTAATGGCTCCAATAGCATTGCCATACCCGCCCGCCGTGACTTGCCAGAATAGATCACTGTCAGTTGCTCGGGTCTGCGTAACACTGATCGTCGTTGCTGTCACTGAAGCAATTTGGCCGTTGACCGTTGTGTCGGAATCTAGCACCTGTGAAACCGCTTCACCGACTCTGTAAGTGATGGCTGCCGCACCAACCGTAAGGATCACGCGCGTAGCTTCAAGATCCTCGACCTGATCGATCTCTGCTACGTTAGTATCCAAATGCTCATTAGAGTATTCGAAGAGCTCACACGTCATTGTGTAGAGGGGCAGATTTGCGAGCTGATAGAATGGCGAGTCACCTTTCACAAAGCTAATCTCAAAGAGACCTTTCACCATAGGAATGTAGATTAGATCGCCTTCACCCGGTCGCACTCGCCCATTGACATTAAAGTTGCCCACAAGCTGATCCCACCGTTTCCGTGCCACAACAAGATTCAATTGATCTCTGATCTCCAACCCAAACTTACCCAGGAATTGACCGTCACCGCCATAAGCCTCCACATCCTGCAGATACATTTCCACTTTAAAGGCATCATCAAATTTGCTTTCGATGACTTCATTCAGGAGAAAATCACGATTGATGATTCCCCTGGGAAGATAGTAGCACTCAATGGAATATATGCGCAAGGCTTCGATGAGCAAGTTTTCAACTGTGGCTTGCTCTCGTTTTGTTCCGAGCGAAATGTAGGGATTTCGTGGCATTAGGTTTTTGCTCAGCCGATCGCAAAGTCGGGCGGGGTTTCATGCCTGAGCGCCATCTCCTCTTCTAATTTCTCGATGTCGGTGATAGCATCGTCGTAGATCTGTCGGCCATTCAGTGTAACACCACCGGGCAATTGGACGCCTTCGAACTTCAGAAGATTCAGTCCCCACTGTTTCTTGATGAGAGCCGTGAGATAGCTCTTCAGGAATCTGTCATTGTAGACGTCAGTGAACGTGTCAGGATCGATTGTTTCATACCCCTCAACGATAATGTATTCCCCTGCAGTCACATCCGAGCTCCAATCTATCATCAGCGCAAGGCGGTCCTTGTGGCGGCTGTGAATAATCGGCGTGGTCATTCCATTGATCTTTAGCTCAAGCAGAGCCATATGATCTCTCTGCATGGTCCAGCCGACGATGTCCATCATCGAGCCTCTACTGTGTAATCCATTCAGATGCATCTGATATTCCGCCGAAAATTCGCCCGCCGCTGCGCCAGTCTGATTCAGCGAGAATACACGGTTGACAAATAGCAGAGATTCGTCCAAGGTAATGTATTCGTTTGTGATATCGGCACTTGTCACTACATGTTTGTAGAACTTTCTAACCACTGCGTCAGAATGGTACTCTTGGTAGAACTGGATCGCTTCGTCCACTCGATCATCGAGCTGGTCGTCATCAACGTTAACCTCAAGAACGGGTTCACCCAGACTCCTCAGGCAGTAGTCAATTAGTGTTTGTCGTGTTGTTGGTGTTGCCATTATTGTTTCTATTTATAATCAGGGTAACGTTGGGTTTTCATCGACTTCCGACCATGCATGATCTCGATCAGTGAGAGCATATGTAAAAAGTAAATAACTCATGGCCCTCCACCTTCTCCACCTTCGCCTTCGCCTTCACCTTCTCCACCCGGGTCTCCACCTCCGCCCTCGCCTGCGCCTTCACCTTCACCCGCTTCTCCCGCGCTGCTTGCTATAACTCCATGAATTGCCGGTATCATATAATTCCTTATGATGCAAGATCACCAATCACATACCACTCATTTGTCGCCCGCTTGATTATTGTGGCCGCTGAGTATTGTCCGGTAAGTTTGAGCTTCGAGCTCGCAGAACGAAGAGTAACACCTGATCCGGGTGTTACAGTAATCTGTCCGGCACCCTGCTGGACAATTACGATCTGCGCACCTACAGCAAAAGCCACACCCGAATTCGGTGGCACTGTGAGGGCGATTGCCGAACCATTGTTGCACTCAACGACCTTCGTCGCATCAGCAAGAACCAATGTGTATGTTGTGCCAGTCTGATTATTGAAAGGAATATCTATCAGATTGTCACCGGCTGTTCCATCCGCTGCAACATCCCGCCCATCGACTGTTCCAACAACAGTGATGTTGCCGGCAAATGCGGCGGTAGTAGTCCCAGTAGGAATGCTTAACACTGTTCCGTCAGCATCATTCTTAAGAGTAACGTCGCTTGAGGAACCCTCGCCTGTGAGGATTAAACCCTCGGCTGCAGTGTAACCTAAGGCACCATTATCGGAGGCGGCAGTGTCCCCTGTAACATGGATGCCACCACCAGTGATATCACCTGTCGTCGTGATTGTGCTTGCGCCAGTATCAATCGTGCCGAACCCTGATGTTATTGAACCAGAATTCAATGCACCAGAAGTGACCAACGAAGAATCGCCAGTATAACCAGTGCAATTTGTGAGGACACCGCTTCCCGGAGTTCCTAGCGCAGGAGTCACGAGCGTCGGTGATGTGCCAAATACTAGCAGGCCTGATCCGGTTTCGTTAGAGATAACACCAGCCAACTGGGCTGACGTGGTGGCAGCGAACTGGCTAAGCGGATTTGCAACCAATGCGTTGCCAACTGTTCCAAGATCGGCTACCTGAGACTTGGTAATACTCAATGCTGCCTGATGCTGAGTAACGTTACTCTGTTGGACTCGAGCATCGACGATAGAACCTGTAAGCTGGGATGCCACGATCGACTTGTTTGTCAGCGTTTGAGTAGCAGAAATCGTAGCTATCTCCACACCCTCGATGGCAAGGACACCAGACCCCGTACGTGCAAGAGTCGTATCAGTCGCATGACCAATCTCGATAGCACCAGCAAATGCGGCGGTAGTAGTCCCTGTGGGAATGCTCAATACCGTTCCGTCAGCATCGTTTTTGAGAGTAACGTCGCTTGTGGAACCCTCGCCCGTAAGGATTAAACCTTCGGCTGCAGTGTAACCTAAGGCTGCATTATCGGAGGCGGCAGTGTCAGCAGTAACATGAATTCCGCCGCCCGTGATATCACCCGTCGTCGTGATTGCACTTGCTCCATTGTCGATGGTTCCGAATCCAGAGGTGATTGAACCCGAATTTAAAGCACCAGAAGTGACCAATGAAGAATCGCCGGTATAGCCTGTGCAATTTGTGAGGACACCACTCCCGGGAGTTCCTAAGGCGGGTGTGATAAGAGTCGGTGATGTGCCAAATACTAGCAGGCCTGATCCGGTTTCGTTAGAGATAACACCAGCCAACTGGGCTGACGTGGTGGCAGCGAACTGAGATAATGGGTTTGCAACAAATGCGTTGCCAACTGTTCCAAGATCGGCTACCTGAGACTTAGTGATCGACAGAGCCGCTTGATGCTGAGTAACGTTACTCTGTTGGACTCGAGCATTGACGATAGAACCCGTAAGCTGGGATGCCACAATCGACTTATTCGTCAGGGTAGCACTACTTGACGCAGTAAGGTACGTTCCAAGATTACTTATCTGTGACTCGGTGATCGACAGAGCACCTTGATGCTGGGTTACATTACTCTGTTGGACTCGAGCATTGACGATAGAACCCGTAAGCTGGGATGCCACAATCGACTTATTTGTCAACGTTTGAGTAGCAGAAATCGTAGCTATTTCCACACCCTCGATGGCAAGGACACCTGCTCCTGTTCGTGCAAGAGTCGTATCAGTCGCATGACCAACTTCAATATTGCCTGTGCGGACTGCGCCTGTCGTTGTGATTGTGCTTGCACCATTGTCAATGGTTCCAAAGCCGGAAGTAATCGATCCAGAATTTAAAGCACCGGAAGTGACTAATGAAGAGTCACCAGTATATCCCGTGGCGTTAGTGAGAACACCACTTGCGGGAGTTCCTAGGGCAGGTGTGATAAGAGTCGGTGACGTGGCAAATACTAGCAGGCCTGATCCGGTTTCGTTAGAGATAACACCGGCTAATTGCGCAGATGTTGTGGCAGCAAATTGCGAAAGAGGGTTGGCGACAAATGCGTTGCCAACTGTTCCAAGATCGGCTACCTGAGACTTAGTGATCGACAGAGCCGCTTGATGCTGAGTAACGTTACTCTGTTGGACTCGAGCATTGACGATAGAACCCGTAAGCTGGGATGCCACAATCGACTTATTTGTCAACGTCTGTGTTCCGGAATTGGTTGTAATCTCTACGCCCTCGATGGCAAGGACACCTGCTCCTGTCCGCGCGAGGGTTGTATCCGTGGCATGGCCAATCTCGATATTGCCTGTGCGAACAACACCTGTGGTCGTGATTGTGCTTGCGCCAGTATCAATCGTGCCGAACCCTGATGTTATTGAACCAGAATTCAGTGCGCCCGAAGTAACCAATGCGGAATCACCAGTATAACCAGTGCAATTTGTAAGGACACCACTTCCGGGAGTTCCTAGGGCGGGTGTGATAAGAGTCGGTGACGTGGCAAATACCAATGCACCGCTTCCGGTTTCGTTAGAGATAACACCAGCCAATTGAGCGGATGTCGTGGCAGCGAACTGAGATAATGGGTTTGCAACCAATGCATCGCCACCACCGGACGGCGCGCCGTTGACCCAGGCAGAGCCATTCCACGAAAGTGTGTGTCCTGACGATGCGGATGTGACAGTAACATCTGAAAGGGTACCGATGGATTGACCACTAATACTCGTAAGATATGTTCCAAGATTACTTATCTGTGACTCAGTGATCGACAGAGCACCCTGATGCTGAGTAACGTTACTCTGTTGGACTCGAGCATTGACGATAGAACCTGTAAGCTGGGATGCCACGATCGACTTGTTTGTCAGGGTAGCAGTACTTGACGCAGTAAGGTACGTTCCAAGATTACTTATCTGAGACTCAGTAATAGAAATTCCTGCAAGAATCCTGGCCCAAGTGATGTACTTATCGGTGCCGGGCGCACGGTCGGTCGTATCAGAAACGTCTGTGGTAATGAATAGATCTCCAGCAGCCGGAGTCGTAAGCGCGCTAAGATCGGTAATGTAGGTTGGCATTTGAGGATATTCCTTATTGCGTTACATTCGGAGAGACATGAACTGTTCCCTGGATCACACGGTAGATTTCATCGGAGTCGGAGTCGGACTCAACTTCGATATCATAGACATATCGCTTAGCGGTTAGCAGCGCGGTCTGTGTCGCAGTGAGCGATACTAGCAGGACATTTGTTCGATCGGAATCAGTGCTCTGTGTAATAGTAAGGGTGACAATTGC